ATTAGGATTATCTCATAAAAAGGTGATGCATAGGAACGGTAGGTTATTCATCGCTTACATTGATTCTACTTTTAGTGTCGTTAAGCACGAAAAGAAAACACACTTTTTTGATGGGAAGATGGTACAAGCTCATTACCAGTTACTAAATACAGTACAACTTAGTAAGGAAGAAGTTCATGAACTACTAAAACCATCGTTAGAATATGTGAACTTATTAAATACAGACACCGATGTCCTGAAATATCATGTAAAATGTTTATCGCTTGATGAGTATGATGACGAAACCATATCAAATGTGTTTAAAGACAAAAATGATATAGTTTACACAATGATGAATATTTCAAATAAATTCTATAAAACTAAGTATTTTTATGATTTCAAACGAGAAACATGTAAAGCATATTTAAAGAATATGAAAAAAGGACATATTCTTATTAATGGAAATTATTCTGTTCTTTTTGGCAATCCTTATGAGATGCTATTACATACTATTGGAAAATTTGATGGGACTACTTCTCTCCCACCAGGATATATCCATACTACTCACTATGACTATGGGAAAAAAATGCTCGGATGTCGTAGTCCACACATTTCAACATCAAATATCCTCATTACAGAAAATATGAGACATGATTTGATTGATAAGTATTTTAATCTCACTGATGAAATTGTTTGTATTAATGCTATTGGCGAGAATATATTAGAGCGTTTATCTGGTGCAGATTATGATTCAGATCAGATGATTATATCTGATAATGAAATAATTATAAATGCAGCATTAAAGAACTATAATGTATTCAAAGTTCCTGCCAACAGGGTCGCTGCTAAAAAATCAAAAAGGTATTATACAAATGCGCAAAAATCTGATTTAGATTATAAAACAAGTGAGAATATAGGTGATTTGGAGCATCGTGATACAGTTCGTAAAGGAAGTAAATTGCTTTATGAATATATTGATGCTGGTTGGGTAAATGAACCAAAAGAAAATGAGATTTCTACTACTGTTGATTTTGGATGTTCTAACGAAAAATACGCTATTCAGAAAGAACGATATAAGTTGCAGACTGAAAAGATTGAAATGAATCGTTGGCTAAGAGAACTTGCCAGAGATGAACTTATTACAGAGAAGATAGTAAATGCTGTTGCTGCATTACCATCTTTGGAAATACCTGAATACATCAAACCAGTACATTGTAATCAGTCATATTTAGTTTGTTTGGCAGATTGTCATTACGGAATTGAATTTTCTATAAAAGATTTTTTTGGAAATGTAATTAATGAATATAGTCCTGAAATTTTTGAAAAGAGAATGTGGGATTTATTTAATCAGATTATAGAAATTATAGAAGAAAAACATATAAATGAAATTAGCGTTTGGGAGTTAGGCGATGGCATTCAAGGTTTATTGCGTCTTAATTCGCAGTTGATGCAGTTGAGATATGGAGTAATTGATTCAGCTATTCGTTATGGGGATTTTCTTGGACACTGGCTTAATGAATTAAGCAAACATGTAAGAATAAAATTTCAAATGACAATGGATAGTAATCATAATCAACTTCGCCTTTGTGGTGCTCCTAAAAACTCTTTTGTAGATGAAAATATGAGTAAGGTTATTATGCTTGCTATTGAAAAGGAACTTGCAAATAATCCAAATGTGACGATTATTAGCAATCCTACTGGATTAAATTTTGGTCAGTTTTCTACATATCAAGTTCTTGGAATACATGGAGAAGTTAGAAATCTTGGAGATGCACTTGATGATTATTCAAGAGCATATCAAACACCTATTTCATATATTATTGGTGCTCATGTGCATCATATTGTCGAAAAAGAAACAGGTATAAACTCAGAAGCAATTTCTATTCGCTCAATGGTCGGAGTTGATCCATATGGAATAAGTCTACTTGCTACATCTAATGCTGGTGCTTCGCTATTTGAATTTGACCAAATTAAAGGATTGACTTGTGAGCATAGATTAAAAGTTGATTAGAATACTAATTTCATATGGTCTGGTCAGACATTCGGCTTGTCAAGGCTAAGTTTCAGGAGCAGATTCCTAGAAAACCAGACCTAATAACATAAAAATGTAATTGTAACCTAAATTATGTTACAAATCAAAAAAATTGTTATCACAGTTATATAGGGTTTTGCGACTCTATGGTATGGAGAGTGGTGGTACTGCTCTCCTATTTTATATATAATTCGGCAAATATGATAAGTGCCGAAAATAATTGGAAGAATGAAAGGAATAATTGAAAATATGAACAAAACAGAATTGATTTCAGCTATGTCTGAAAACGTAAATATGAGTAAGGTTGATACAGAAAAGGCTTTAAAGGCTTTTATTGATACAGTTACAGAGGAATTAAAGAATGGTGGAAAAGTTCAGTTAGTTGGATTCGGAACATTTGAAGTAGCTGAACGTGCTGAACGTCAGGGTAGAAATCCTAAGACTGGTGAAGCCATTACTATTCCTGCTTCTAAGTCACCAAAATTTAAAGCAGGTCGTTCTTTGAAGGATATTGTAAACGCATAAAGGTAGGTGTCTATATTGAATAAACAAGAGAAAAATATTGTAGACATTCTAACTTTTGATGAGATTGAGGATATTGTAGATATCTTTATTGATAAGGTTTATCACACAGATAAGACTGTTGCGTTAATTACAAATAAGGAGCTTGTTGAATATGCAATGGATGAATTGCTTGAAGACAGTTATATTACTGTCAAGAGAGTTGATTTAGAATTAGACAGTGAAGATGAATAATTTGCGAAATGCTACTTCTACTACTTTTGATGATGCAAAAATAAAAGTACAGGAAGAAATTTCACAATTAAAAATTTTAGAGAAAGAACTCAGAAATGCAGATAATGTTTCTACAAAAATGAAAGGAACAGATGTAACTTCTGGTCTTGCTATTGCTAAAAATGATTTGGAGAAATTAAAAGCAGATGCAAAAGATTTCCCTCAAATCACACAAACAATAAAAGATTTAGATACTGCAATTTCTAAAGTTGGTGATGCTTCTTCTCTTAATTCATTTAATGATAGTTTAAGAGTTGCAAGATCTGAATTGGCAAAGATTAAGTCAGAAACTAATGCCTCTAATAGAAATGAAAAAGTTGGCATTAATATATCTGGTTTACAATCTAAAATTGCAGATTTACAGAAAATTAGTCCTGAGATTGATAAATTTGAAACAGAAATCAACGGTGCGAAAGTAACTGTACAAAGTTTATTATCTGACTTATCAAAAATTAATACACAAAGCGATTTTTCTGTTGTAAGTGCAAAGTTTAATGCATTTACAAAAGCAGCAGAAGCATCTGGTATTGCTATACGTGATTTTGGTAATGTAACGGATTCTATTGCAAAAAAAGCAAATGAAATCCAACTTTCAACGGATGTTACAAAGCTTACTACTGACTATCAGAAATTCGATGTTGTCAGTCAGGAAGTAGAGAATAATCTAAAAGAACTTAAACTTGCACAAGAAGCAGTTGTTAATGCAAAAGGTACTGATAGATTAACTACAGAAATACAAAGATATGATACTGCTCTTGATAAAGCAAAATCTTCTCTTAAAGAACTTACTACTACTCAAGTTAGTATGAATCAGAGAACTTCTCAAATGACTTCTATGCAGGAGTGGATGAGAAAGAATAAAGCTGCTACAAAGTTAGTAGGGAATGAGGTAAACAAACTCATTAAAGAATGTAAAACTTGTGATGCTGTTAGATTTAATGGTATCAAGAATGAGTTTAAAGAATTGCAAGTGCGATCTGGTAAAGCGGGAAAACTTGGAAATAATTTCCTTGGTGGGTTGGTTGACCAAGCAAAGCGTTTTACTCAGTGGATTAGCGTAAGTGGCTTAGTGATGGAAGGTGTGCAAGCATTTCGCAAAGCAACAAGTAACGTAATTGAATTAGATACTAAAATGGTTGAATTATCAAAAGTATCTAATTTAACGGCACAAGGATTAGAAGATGTTACAAATCAATGCTATGATTTAGGTGAAAGTCTTTCAAAAACTGGTAAGTGCTTCAAAACATAGCGTTCTTAAATCTTCTTCCTATATCTGATATACTTTCCT